ATGACAAGAATGCAACTTAAAACTCTTATAGAAGAACTTCCTGAAAAGATTTTATCCTCTATAGTTCCTGCATTTAATTCTTCCTCTAATACTCTTATTAACTCTAATGCATCTGCTAAGAATTTCTATGTACCCACAATTAACCCAGATGTAAATCTCATACAAGAGATGAGAGATGGAACTAATTGGATGAGTTGGGCAGGACTTTCTGATACTAGAAAGAATGATATAGAATACAAAGATACATATGAAGTAACAACTCTTTACTGTCGCATACTTCCTGCAGAATTCAATCTGCGAGTACCTGAATCTAATACTCCTCAGATTTATAAACTTATAATTGTGAATCATGAGCATATTATCTACTGTGAGCGCCAAACTAATGCTCATAACATGCTTCCAATTCTAATAGGTCAACCTATGGAAGATGGTTTACGTTATCAAACTAAATCACTAGCTGATAATGTTAGTTCATTTCAAGAAGTAGCATCTGCATATATGAACTCTATTATGCACTCTCGTCGTAGAGCTGTTACTGATAGACTTCTATATGACCCATCTCGTGTAGCTAAAGAGCATATAAACTCAGACAATCCCTCAGCAAAGATACCAGTGAGACCTGCGGCCTATGGAAAACAAGTATCTGATGCAGTCTATCAGTTTCCTTATAGAGAAGATCAAGCACAGATCTCTATGCAACAAATCCAACAACTTCTTGCACTCTCAAATCATATCTCTGGTCAGAATCCAGTATCTCAAGGACAGTTTGTAAAAGGTAATAAGCTCCAAGATGAGTTTAAAACTATTATGCAGAATGCTAATGGTAGAGATCAGACTCAATCTATTCTACTAGAGTATCAAGTTTTCATTCCTATGAAACATATTATTAAACTTAATACTCTACAATACCAAGCAGGTACCACATTATATAATGAAAATAAACAGACTAATGTACAGATAGATCCAATTAAATTGAGAAAAGCAGTATTAAATTTTAAAATAGCAGATGGACTTATTCCTTCTACTAAACTTATAGACTCTGAATCTCTTGCTGTTGCATTACAGACATTAGGTAGTGCTCCTCAAATAGCTGCTGCTTATAATATGGGACCACTATTCTCATATCTTATGAAAACTAAAGGTGCTCATATTGCAGAGTTTGAGAAATCTCCTGAGCAGCAAGCTTATGAGCAAGCATTAGCACAATGGCAGCAAGTAGCAATGACAGCAGCAGAGAAAGGAGTAGATATTTCTAAGTCTATGCCAATGCCAAAACCACAAGATTATGGATATGATCCTAGATCTATGAATCCATCAGTTAAAAATCCAGAACAAGATACTACACCAACACCAGTACCAGGAGATCAATAATGTCAAGTTCTACCACTAGCATAAGAGAAGTACCTAATACTTTTAAACTATATGCGCTCTCTAGTAAAGAGACATTATTAGGTTCAGTTCTCACAGAATTACAAACTCAAGTACTTCATAATCTAAGAACTGTAGTAGCTGAGGAGAAATTATATCTAGAATATGATATAGCTAATCCTACAGAATTCATTCAGCAAGAAGCTTATAAGAGAGGGCAGCTGGATCTTATAAGTCATATATTAGATCTATCAAAAGCTGCACAAGAAGAGTTAAACAACCCTAATGGCAAAAATATTGAAATAGAGGATTAAAATCATGTCTGGTTTATTTAATAAAATCTTTGGTGGTACTCCACAAGTTCCTACTAACATTCCTGCGCCACAAGGACAGCAAGCTGCTCAGCAAACACCTGGAACTCCTGGTAATATTCCTAATGCTCCTAATATGACTGGGCAAACTGGTGCTGGTACTGATCCTAATGGAGTTGTACCTAATAATGTTAATCAAACTCAGGACCCAACTCCAAAAGAACCAGAATCCCCACTTGACAAGTTTAAGGATCTATGGGAACCTGTTACTACTAAAGCTGATGATACTAATACTCCTGAACAGCTTGATCCATCAAAACTACAGGAATTAGTATCTAAAGCAGATTTTACTAAAGGTATAAATCCAGAACATATGGCTGCAATTGTTCAAGGTGGTGAAGGAGCTGTAGAAGCTTTTGCACAATCTATGAATGAAGTAGCCAGACAAGTTTTAGTTCAAGCAACACTTGCTAGTAATAAAATGACAGAACAAGCAGTGGCGAGAGCTACTGAAGCTATGAATGCTAAATTTCCAGAACTAGTAAAGAATTTAAGTCTTTCAGATTCCCTAGCAACTTCAAATCCTATCTTTCAAAATCCTGCAATTAAACCAGTCATAGAAGCTACTAAGAGTATGTTAGTACAGAAATATCCTAATGCTTCTAACCAAGATATCTCAAAAATGGTAGTAGATTATGTTAGTGCTATGGGAGAAACTTTTGCTCCTAAGCAACAATCTCAATCACAGCAAGCTGCACAAGATTCTGTAGATTGGGATAAGTTTTTAGAAATGTAATATTATGATATTGTAATTGTAATACAATCTAACTTAGGAGAATTGTTATGGGTGGATTTAATAGATTAATGGTATCTGCGGATGGTAGATTACCTCAGCCATCTCGTGTTGGTGATGGTATGCTGTCACACTTTAAAGTATACAATCATGTTGGTGATGCAAATTTTACTGCTACTGTAGAGATTTTATCTGGTGGGCATATTACACAAGATACTGCTCTTACTGCTGCAAGAACTATTACTACTGATACTGCTGCCCTTATTGCAGCTGCATGGCCAGAAATGGATATTGGTGATAGCTATTCTTTTGTAGTATCTAATAGTCAAGCTGGAGCATTTAATCTTGTAGTTGCTGGTGGTGCTGGTGTTACTTTACAGACTGTAGTAGGCAATGTAGTTCCTGGTAGTTCACGAGTTTTTACTCTTGTGAAGACTGCTGCTGCTACATTTGATCTGTATTAATACCAACACTCACACTTATAGAATCTACAGAACTCTAAAGGAGTAATAACTATGTCCGCAGGTATGTTTAATACTAGTAATTTTACTACAGATCTAGCAGCGAAGTCATTTGCTCGCATGATCACTCGTTTGATGCCTAATGGTACTGCACCATTGTTTGGTTTAACTTCTATGCTACCAAGTGAGCAAGCAGTACAAACTGAGCATGGCTTTTTCACTAAAACTATGCTTTTCCCTGAAATGCAAACTAATGGTGCAATTGCATCTACTACTGAAACTACTATCACTGTAGACACTACTGCTAATATTCTTCCTGGAATGATCTTTCGTGTTACTTCTTCTGGTGAGAATATTATTGTTAATAGCATTCTCAGTGCTACTCAAGTCTCAGTAACTCGTGGTGTTGGTACTGTTGCAGCAGCAGCATTAGCAGATAATGATCCTCTTTACCAAGTTGGTAATGCATTTGAAGAATCTAGCACTCGTCCGAATGCCCAAAACATTATTCCTGTTCGTGTTACTAATCTAACACAGATCTTTCGTAATACTTGGGCTATCTCTGAATCAGCTCGTGCTACGCAAGTTATTGCAGGTGAAACTAATGTAGCTGAAAGCAGACAAGACTGTGCAGCTTTCCATGCAGCAGATATTGAGAAAGCACTGTTTTTCGGACAGAAATCTAGTGGAACTCGCAATGGTCAACCTTTCCGTACTATGGATGGTTTAATATCTATTGTAGGTACACTCTCTTATTATCCTTCTTCTTATGCAGCAGTAAATGTTTTTACCGCAGCTGCAACTACTAACTGGACTCAGTTGGAAGGATTCTTAGATCCTACTCTTAATCAAGCCACTGATCCTAAAGGTGCTAATGAAAGAGTATTATTTGTAGGTGGCACTGCAATGTTAGTCATTAATGCCATTGGTCGTTTGAATGGTACTTATCATCTCGTAGATGGTCAAACTAACTGGGGCTTACAATTCAAAACTCTTACTTCTTCTCGCGGTAAGTTCCGTTTGATTGAGCACCCATTGTTTAATTCTAACTCTACTTGGGCTAAAATGGCAGTTGCTGTAGACCTTGCTACTTTTCGTCTTGCATACCTTGGTAATCGTAAAACTCAGAATAAAGAGTTTAACATGACTGGGGATGCAGTAGATAATGGTATTGATGCTGTCGGTGGAACTCTTACTACTGAATGTACTTGTGTTATTAAGAATCCTCCTGCAAATGCTGTTATCTATGGTCTTACTGCTGGTGCTGTAGGCTGATACTTTCAGAGTGATTATAATCTAAAAACAAAGAAAATGGAGGTTAGACTATTCTGCCTCCTTTTCTTATACCACCAAATTTTTTATAAACTATAGGAATAAACCAATGACTTCAACTAATACTACTGAAACTGTTTTCCATGTATATAAATCGTCTATGCAATCTCATAGAACTATTACTCCAAAAGGTAAGAATGTAATAGTTTTAGACTATAAAGTAATTACTAAAGATCCAGAAGTTATTGAGTTTTTAGATAGTGAGATTAAAGCTGGGTCTACTTATTTTTCTAAACAAGGAACTATGACTTCTGAAGACTTAGATCCAATGGCTGCATTGAAGAAAAAGATTATTGCAGACTTCAAAGCAGAAGAAGCAGAGAAAGAAAAAACTGCAAACTCTCAGAATAAAGCTGATGCACCAGTTACACAACTCCCAGACTCTGAAACTTCGCCTGCTGATCAAGCTGGTAAGAAACTTGGAGCAGCAACTACTAGCATGCTAGCTAATCTGAAAGCTAAGTCTAACTCACAGTAAGATACTAAGTGTACTAAGGCAACTTACAATAATATAGGTAGCTACTATTATGGCAACTTCAATAACTGATCTAGCAACATTAGTATATGAATTAACTAAGCGCCCAGATCTGGTAGATGAAACTAAATCTGCCATAAAAGCAGCTACCTTAAAAGCTCATATGAGTGACTATTACTCTAAAGATATATATGAGATGTATGTAAACTTATCAGATACTACTAGTAAATATATCTGGTCACTAGATTACATAACTCTGATGTCTAACTTTAGATCCCTTAAATACATTCGTAAGTATGATTCTGATGCAGGAGAACCTAGTGACTTTATAGAAGTGTTATGTAGCAGGAAGAGTTATAGAAATAAGATCTTCTACTGCTATCAGTAAACTTATCCTAGCAGCTTATGTAAATCCAATAATTACAGATGCAGACTATTCTTCTTGGGTAGCAGAGTTATACCCATATGCAATTGTATATGAGGCTGCTAGAACTATATTTAAAACTATTGGATATGATGAGCAATTTGCTGCTTATAAAGAACTTGTAGCTGATCAGTATATATTACTCCAGCGTACAGCACTAACAGATGTAGGCTATTGAGCTACTAATCTACTAATAATTTAATAGAGTATAGGAGAAAGCTAATGTCAGTAAATGTTTGGGCTATAGATGATTGCTCAGATGCAACTATTGCAGCATTACAAGCATCAGTGGCTTATGAGATACAAATAGCTACTGCTGCACAAACACTATTTACTCTTAGTACTCTTTCTTATACTCCTGGAG